TGTCCTTTGTTTTTTGTGCGCGTATGGCTTGGTTTTCTAAATCCTTTTTTAGTTTTAGTTCCTCACGTTCAGATTGAATTGCCAATTTTCTCAACCGTTCTTGTTCCTGGTCGATCTTAATAGTCTTTTCCTTTACGTCATTTGCCTTTTGTGTAGCCGTTATTAATTCGTTAATTGATTTAGTATCGCCAACAGTTGCACCTCCAATGGTCTTTTTTAACTCATCAGCCGTTTGTTTAAGTTCTAATTTAAACTTACCAAGCGTATCAATTGCTTGTTCTGCTGATTGTCTTATACCGCGAAAGATATCCTCGCTTTCAAATATATCAGTTGCTTTTATTTGCTTTGCCATACTCCTTTAACAAATTAAAATATTCCCTTGCCGTTATTTGTTTAGGGTTGATCCATTGACCAATCCACTTGCTTATATAAATTAACGTCTGTTCAATTGTCATTCCATTGCCGCCGTTTGCCATCATTGACTGCAATTTTGCGGCTTGTATTTCGGCTTCAGTTAACTTAAACCGATCACCAGTAATCACATAATCCAATTCAATCAATGCCTTTTTGCGCATGGCATCCAGCATTTTTTTGTACACTTCGCTCAATCCGAACTCCTCAATGTATGAATCATGAACCTTTGTCCATGCCTCGATGTCATTATTCGCGTTGCCTTCTTTTGTCTTCCTAACGTGCGTTAAATTACCCTCAGTGCATTTAATCCAGTTGTATAAAGGCATATCATCAATTGATTGATAATAGTCGCTTATATTCGTAGTTAAATCGATCAATGAGTTCTTGCGCCAATTTCTCTTTACTTTCGTCAGTAAGTCCAATAATTTCGTAACCATATTCTTGAAATAGGTCTGTTGTTTGTCCAAATTCATCCACCTTTAAACCATCACCGTTGATCTCAATGTAATCATTAAAAACTTCGATCATCATTGAATTGTAAAATTCTCCCGTGTCGTATAAAGTGAATGGTGTTCCTTCTAATTTTTCAGGGTTGAACATCTCAGTTGCTCGTGAATAAGTGCCTATAATTTGCCCAAATTCATCAACCCCCTCATTGTATAATTGATCCCATCTGATCCAATCTAGTATTTCAGTTTTGAATTGTTCATCCCTAAATACCTCTTTCCATACATCCGCAAATGTTATACGTGTTGCTTTGTTCAGCAATTCACCAATGCGAGTATTCATCAGATCAAACATATATCAAAGTTAATCAAAAAAAGGGGTGATATTTCACACCCCTCTTTACTATTGTTCGCTATCGGTTTTTGTCTTCTTTTTTGGTTTTTTTTGCTTTCCATGTACCGATTCCCAAGCCGCTACAAGAACGTTGTTTGGGATATGTTGGAACGCATCGCATAACTCATCAAACGTACTATTCAAAATGAAATCCGCTTGAATGCTATACTTACCAAATGTAACGTAACTCATTACGCCGCAGTGAATGAAGTTTCACCATCATAACCAGGCTTATCAACGCTGATTACACAATCATCACCAGTTGTTGCAGTGAATGTGAAAGTGTAAGTTCCCGCTGGGGATTCAGTTACAGTAGTTAATGCAGTTGATACACCATTAACAGTTAACGCAAAATCAGCCGCAACCGCTCCTGTAAATTGAATAGGATTCAATGCTGTTCCGTAATCCAATACTAAAGTTGAAACCAAAGAACCAGCAGTTACAGTGTTATCAGTAAAGTTCACATCCAACAATCCATCAAGGTCGTTGAAGTTCTGACCAGCCTCTGTTGGTGTGATCATGTACATAGTACCTTCATCAAATAAACGCTCGAAATCAAATGCAACCATTACCTTTGAAGTAGTGGTGTCAGTTGCAAACATATACGTTGGGTTGAATGATTGGTTATCAACAGGGATTGGATAAAGTTCATCACCTACCTTAGAACCGATCAAGTTACCGTTAACGTCTACGATGTAAACACCGAATTGTACACAACGATTAGTGTTTAATTTACCGTAGAAAGTTGGAGTTTCACCCCACAATTCACCAGCAAATGAACGCTTACCTTGACGAATGTAAACCATACGCCCTGAGTTAGCCTCTTCAAAGATAGTATCTGCCTTTGGCAATTCTACATTCTCGAATCCTTGCAACGGGAACCATCTTTTTGAAGGATCAGCTTCGTTGATAAGATCAGCCCACGTTGGTAGTGTTGCAGTTAAGTCGATGAAATTAAGCGTTCCATCATTCGCTGATAGTGGAACCATGATAAGTCCACTTGTTACGGATTGAATTGGTAAACACCCCGGTTTACCAGTGTTGCTCAATCCAGCATTACAATTACATCCTAAAGCCATAATTTTCGCTTTTAAATATTTAACATTTACAATTCTCTTTGTACTTCGTAAGGGTGATACGTAACTCAACCCCACTCAAATTTGCATCTAAGACGTTTTGAAACATCCCGTTATCGCGCTCAACACCAAAACGGCTGAACGTAATAATGTCGTAATTTTCAATTGTCTGATAATTTCGGTTAGCCTCCACTACTTTGATAAACTCATCACATAACCTTTCCATTGGATAAACTACATTCTCGCGGTGATCTGCCGTGTAATACTGCGCTACATTCGTCTCATCTAAAAAAAACATCCTTAGATCGCTTTCAAATTCAATTACACTGTCACGACCGAATCGTCTTAACCGGATAACCTCCAACAACCAAATTAATGGAGTTTTCTTCATTAGGTTTTTTTCCGCTTTACTCCATTCGCTATTGGTCGCTAACTTTGTGCCTGTAATCCAAAATGGATTGCTTAGATAAATCACATTTGTAGGCTCATTCTCATGTCCAATTGGCGATAAAGTAACGTATTCATCTGTCGAGATTTCGGTAATTGTGTACTTATTCTCATCAGCATCTGTTACATTCTTGCCTATACGCGCCCATTTAGTATTGCATGATACAAATTGCAACGTCTCACTGTCATATGTTCCGACAATGGAAGTATCGATTTGATCAACCAATTCATTAACCTCGAATGTAATTTCGTTTATCATAACCAGTATGCCATTTGTTTAGCCACACCATTCCACTTTGTAAAGTCACCTTTCGTTACGCTTACAACTCTAATGATTGCGTTTGGATCACCGTTAGGGATTTCAACAACATCATTTGCAAGGTAATTAATACCACCTTCAATTACTTCAACTTCATCTACCAAACCAGCGATAACTTTATAACCTATGATCAACCCCGTTCCTGTTCCACCTAATGCCGGAGCCATATCATCACCCGGATAATTCGATCCTGAATTCATTATCTGTAATTCAAGTACAGAACCAATTGGTAAATCTTGGTTACGGTAAATGTACCATTGAATCGCTCTATACGTCTTTAATGCCTCCCAATATCGCGTGTACATCATGTTGTACAAAGTAGTAGCAGTTAGGCTGTTTTCCCCTTGTGGTATCTTTTGCCCTTGCGATGTGATTTGGTTAGCCGTATCTTTCACGTATTCAAAGTAAATAAAGCCTTTGAGCATATCTAAAATGCCCTTTGATATTATCACACTGTTATACGTGTTGTACGATGTTAGAAAGCCGTTTGAAGTGTTGTCCAAATGAAAAGGATCAAATACGTTTTGGAAGTTAGGCGATTCAGGATAGTTGTTATTATCCAAGTCATTGATGAATTCATCATACAAAGTCGCACCGAACAAGTCGATCAAATACTGTTCTTCATATATCTGAATATACTCCAACAATTTGGCTTGGTCATACATTCCTGTATGCAACTCATATTTACCCGTGAAATCGTCTAAATCTAAAAGCATTTGTTACTTATTTTTTGAGTTTACCGAACTTGTTTTTAAGGAAGTGTTTAAGCATTGCGCCGGTTATTTTCCAAATAGTGCCTTTTGGCAAGTGCTTGTTTTTACCGTTGCTTTCGAACTCGTAATAATCTTTGTCGTTAACGTCAATGTCAAGTGAAAAGCCTTCCTCATTCTTAATGAATTTAGCATCTACTTTCGGCGTGTCCAAAGTTATTTCGATGTCCCCATCTTCCTCACGTATGAATGTTACGTCAACGTTTTTCGTGTCGAGCGATACGTCTATTTTTTTACGTCTTTTCTTTTTTTCCATAGTGCAAATAAAAGTGGGGGCAAGTTTATCTCACCCCCTTAGAAATTTATATACCTGAATCTAACGCTGCGATTGCAGTTGTGAAATCACCCGTTACAAACGCATCAACTTGATTAGCCTTAACATAATGTGCTGCTCTCATTTCAGCTAAGATAGTAACCATGTTACGTTGGAAATCGTCATTAACATAACCAACCTGAAGGTTCATGTTCTCACGGATACGAACGTTTGATTTGCTCATATCACCAACTAAGAACGTGTCAGGAGCGATGTTAGTTGAAGTAACAACGATCAATCCAGCCAACATCATGTTACGATCCCAAAACGCTGGGTAAGTGTAACCACCATCAGTTGCTTTTGTCAACTCAATTTTAGCCGCATCCTCTGGGTGCAACAATACGTGAGTAGGCTCAAAGTTAGCACCTTGAATTTGTGCTTTAGCAACACGAATAACATCAGATACATTAGCCGCCGGAATAGTTCCCGCGAAAGTACCCGCTGCAAACGGTTGAGCGAATGTAAGTAATCCATTCAATGAAGTACCACCCGCACCATTGATTAGCGCATCTTCGAAGGCTTGATCAAGTCCAGCCATAAGGTCAGCATTGATTTCTGAACGAACGAAAGCAAGGTCTGCCAACATTTCTTTTGATACCTTAACAGTTGAAGCAACTTTCTTAACCTCAACAGATACCTCTTTATAACTCGGATTTGAAGTTGGTTTTGTTGCACCTTCAGTTACCCATGATGCTGATGTGTTAGCTGTTTGCGAAATGTAAACAACATACTTAGATGAAGTTGTACCCGTATTAACTACGTTACGAACTTTGATAACTGGTCGAGCGATGTTATCAACACCCGGCTCCAATGTAGACAATGCAACATCTCCGATATAATCAGCGTTGATTGTAGTGCTTTTAACGTCTAAAGAAAGCATTCCACCTTTCTCGGCAGTATCTTTAATTGCTTCGATGTTAGATACATAAGCGTTTACGATTGCATCAGCAACACTTTTAGGTACGAAACGCGGCTCAACAGCTTTCTCAGCCATTGCTTCCAAACGCCCTTCCATTCTTGCGATTGCTTTTTCAATTTCTTGGTTCTTAACCTCAAGTGTTTTGAAGCCTTCCAAGTCTGTTTTTAGGCTTTCAACCTCGCTTTTTGTAGCGGTTGTTCCTAATTTTTCATCAAGTAAGCCGTTGATCTTTTCAACAACTTGCTCAGGAGTTAAATTTTCCATTTTGTTTGTTTACTTTAAATTATTTACTACTTTATTCCAATCAAACGCCTCGATTACCTTTACCGGCTCACTAACTACCGAATGCTTTAAGTCAAGCGGTTCGTGTTTAGCAAGTGTAAGCAACTTAGCGTTTAAAAATTTTAATTTCATTTCCATTTCGTAAAGGCGTTCATCCGTTCCTTTGCCGTTTGTTAGTCCTTTGATCAATGCCTCAACCTCTTTTGCGATCTTATCAACATATTCAATGCGGTTTTCAGACTTAATCACGTCAACAACCTCAGTCAATTCGTTAGCACCAAACGTTACAGCCGATCCTTCGTACAGTTTCACCTCTGAAACCATCCAATAACCGCCTTTTTCCATTGATGAATCATCCATCCATTTGATTTTATCGCCCATGTATTGGAATCCAATTGAATGCTCACGTATAATACCATCCTCATAGTCTAACCAAGCGTCTTCGCCCTTAGATGATCGACCTAATTCACCCACCGCGAACAGTCCTTTATCATCCTCTTGTAGGCTCAACCATTTACCTATCTGTTGTTCCCAGTCATGGTGACGTAGAAAGGCAATTTTACGGTTAGATGTCGAATCAACACCTCTTTCTTGGATTGATTTAGCGAATGCACCGCGTTTTATCATGTCATTGTCCGAATCTATGTTATCGAACTTAGATAAGTACACTGCAACTTGACGATTTGCCGTATCAACATCCTTTATATCAGATGCCGCTTTGGTTCTGTATATGTTATAATCTTTCATATTTCAAGTAATAATCTCTTTTCATCATCTGTTAAGTCAACACCAGCCTGAATGATCTTGTTAACAG